AGTTTCCAGCAGATTTTATAGGTTGTACAGCTTATGGAAAACAAGCGGAGAATATGGCACGCTTTCTAAATAAAGGAAGCTTGATTGGTGTAGAGGGTAGAATTTCTACAAGGAATTATCAAGGGAAAGATGGAAAGACTGTATATATTACAGAAGTGATCGCAGACAAAGTTAACTTCTTAGAGAGTAAAAAACAAGGTAATAACAATCAACAAGCATATCCAGATGCAAACAATGTTACAGATTTCTATGATTTTAATAGTGAGTACAATCCATTTATGGAGCAATAACTAATATGTTTTCTTGGAAAGGATAGAATAAAAAATGGGAAAAAAGAAAATCATTAGAAATAATTTCAGTATAACAAAGCCTGGACAGAAGAAACTGACAAAACGGGAAGCAATAGATTTAACCATAAATGAAATAGAAGAGAGCTACACTAAAAGATTAAATACAGAAGTTAATATAAAAGTAGCAGATTTCATTGGTGACTTTTGTTTAGCGTTAGCATGGAGCTTAAGAAATAATCATAATTATGGAGCAAAAAGAATTGAACGTACTATTAGAGAATTATTTGAAGTAGTAAGTGATGCGAAAATGAAAGAAGCAGGACAGATACTATTTGACATGAGTGAGATTAAAGAACAGCTTTTAGTTGAAACTGGATTAGACATAGAACCTGTAATAGTAGAAGAAGTTAACAAACATTTAACAAGGGTAAAGGAGTTTAAGGAAATATATGAAAGTTTATGTAAAGAAGATAACGAAGATAAATTATTAATGCAATTTAAACAAGCAGAAAATAATATATTAGAAGCACTTTCTGATGTAAATGATAATTTAAAAGAAGCACAGGAAACTCTTAGTGTAGCACGTAGAGATTTTGCTTTTGCAAATTCTAATATTAAAGCATGGGAAAATAAAAAGAAACAGTTAGAAAATAAACTAAAAAAAATAAGAAGGGAATGGGGAGAAAACAATGTATAAAAAGTCAATGTTTAAAAATGCTAAAAGAGTAGATGTGATAGAAACCACAGAAGATAAAATAGAAAGCTACATAGAAGCATATAAAAGAGGAGAAATAGTTGACCTGCCTCCACTAGAAGAGAACGAAGAAATAAAAGAAATCAGTATTACTGGCGGAACAGCTATTATTTACGTTGATGACGTAGGAGGAGAATATGGCAAGAAATAAATTAATAGATCTAAATAATCATTTATTTGAAGCATTAGAAAGAATTAATGATGAAAACTTAAAAGGAGAAAGTTTACAAGAAGAAATAGCTAGAGCCAAGACTATTACAACTATAGGGAATACTATTATAACTAATGCAGATTTAGCATTAGAAGCAGAAAAATATAAAAATGAATTTGGTCGAGGAGCTTCCTTACCATTGATGATTGAAAATGCGAAATAGTGGAAGTTTTAAAAAAGGACATATTCCCTGGAATAAAGGTGTAACTGGATATATGGGAGCTAACAGAACAAGCTTTAAAAAAGGACATACACCAGCACGTTATAGAGAATTGTATTCCGAAAGAACAAGTGTAGATGGAATAGTTGAAATAAAAGTAGAAAGAAATAAATGGATATCTAAACATAGATATATTTGGGAAAAGTATCACAATAGAAAAGTTCCGAAAGGTAAGGTGGTAATATTTCTAGATGGCAATAAAACTAATTTTGAGATAGATAATTTAAAACTAATATCTAGAGGAGCATTATTAATCTTAAATAGAAAATATAAACACATATTAAAAGATAAAGAATTAATGAGATCGTGTGTTGATTTAAGTGAGTTAATTTATGCGATAGGTGAAAGAAAGAAAACAGAAGAAAATGAAAACTAATATTGACGAGCTAATGAAAGAGAAAGGAATAACTAACAAAGAGTTAGCAGCGTTAACAGGGTTACATGTTAAAACAATACGTGAAACACGTAAGGGTTTGACGGTAACAAGAAGTAGTACGTTGAGAAAGATAATTAAGGTGTTGAAGGATGAAAAATGATTTAAAAAATATTTATTACGGAGTTACACAAAAATATAAAATAGATGATAAAGCTGGAGACATTACAGCAGGCACACCGTTTATTGAATTGACCTCTGATATGAACGAAGAAAAAATATATATAAATATAAATAAGATTTCAGAAATTAGTCCTTACCTAACGGGAGCTACAATTAATATGCAAAGTTATTATACAAATGTTAAAGAAAGCTCTGAAAAAATTTTAGAATTAATTAAAAATAAATACATATAAACAAAGGAGATAAAAAATAATGATTAAAAGAGTAGTGAAAATAGAAACAACAAAAGACATGGTAGCAAACGACATTAACGAATTTATTAACAACAGCGATATTGACCAACCAATATTAGAAGATAATGAACGTGTAATAGGTTATACAGTCATTGAAGACGTCGAAACATGGTACGTATTGGTGAATATAGGAGAGAAGTAATGGGGAATAATACAACTCAAGAAGCAGTTCAGGATTTGAAAAATAAGATAAAAGCAGAAATTATTGAACCTACAGTTATATTTTGTAATAAATATATTGGTTTGAAGATGAAAATATTTTTATCGATTGCTGCAACGATATATGTATTTGGGTTGCTTATATATAGTTTATATCAAGTATTTAATATGTAGAGGTGTTGTGCTAATGGAAGAACAAGTAAAAGAAATGTTAAAACAAAAAGCTGATTTTGAAAAAGAAGTGTTGAACAAGTATTATATCTTGGAGAAAGATGGATCTTGTTGGTTAACTAGCGCATATGGTCGAGGTACTGTTATTCAAAGTGTAAAACGTGGGTTAGTGTTTAAGACTGAAGATGCTGCTATTAAGTATGATAAAAAACGTCGTTTAATAAAAGATATGGAAGATTGGGCTGCAATATATAATGATGGGTGGCGTCCTAATTGGTGCAATGTTCATCAAGATAAGTATTGTGTTGAGTTAACAACATCTACTGGACATTTTTATATCGCTAGAAGAAATGCTATTAATCATATAGGGTTGTTACCTTGCTTTAAAACACATCAAATAGCAGCAGAATTCATAGCTAAGTTTGGTATGTCGATTAAAATGAATTTATTAGATTAAAGGAGAATAGCATGAATAAAGAAGAATTAATAAAAGAATTTGACGAAAGACAAAAAGCATTAAGAGATGAATTTATTGCTAAGTTAGAAGATGATAAGAAAGAGTTTAAACTGACTTATCCAGAAGATGGAGCGTCTGTATATTTTATCCATAGAGGTGACAAGTCGGTAACTAATTTAGATTTTTGGAGTAATAGCACTACAGATAAAAACATCTTTGAAATAGGTGAATATTTCAATACAGAACAAGAAGCCGAACAATGTCTAAGAGAACGTGAACTATTATTTAAGTTACGCCAATTCGCAAAAGAAAAAAATGACGGTTGGGAGCCTGATTGGAATAATAACAAGCAATATAAATTTTCAGTTGATTATAGCAGAGTATCAGATAAATTATGGTCTACAGATTCAACGGTTTATAATAGTTTTAGTAAGATACCTTATTTCAAGTCAGAAGAAATAGGTGAAGAGTGTATTGACATGTTTGGAGATGAAATAATAGAGGTGTTGTGCTAATGGAGAAATACTTAGAAAAAATAGAAAGAACACTAGAGAAAATATGGAAAGGAATGACTGAAAAGTATTTTAGAACAACAATAACTGTATTGTTGATAATATTAATAATTACATTTATTTGGTTTATGAATTCTTTAAGTAATTTATAGAGGAAAATAATTATGATAGAGATACAAGGTAAAGAAAATAAAGATCATATAGAATTAGATATGTTAGAACTTGCAGTAGCGTTAAGCTTACTATATCAAAAATCATATGCAAGAGATGTACCAGATTTTATAGAAGATTTACAGAAAGAAAAAATAATAGTTAAGGTTAAGGAGAAATAAATGAATTTTCTTAAAAAAATTAAGAGATTGATATTCGGAGAAAGTTTAACTATAAATCAAGAAGAATTAAAAAGGTTAGCTAAATATATTTCAGAACATTCAAGTATAGAAACAATAAGTGTTAAAAATTTAAAAGTAGAAAGTTTAGAGAACAGAAAGGATAAGGAATAAAAGGCAATGATTAAAATATTAGCATTAACAATCGTAGGAGTAATGTGTGTGATAGCATTAAGTTTTCTAATATTTATAATCAGGTATTATAGGGGTGATTTTAGTGATAAGAAATCTAGTTAAGTTTTATCCATCAGAGATAAATACATAATGACACTTGATGATTTAAGTGAGTTGAAAAAGTTAGGAGACTTTGACTTAGACAAACATATATATTGTTACTTACATACAATGAGCGAGAATGTTGAGTTAGTTAAGTTTGATATGGGATACTTAGACTACTTAGAAGAACTTATATCTGAGACTAGAACTAAAGGTAGCAATAAGTTTAATGTGTTACAGGTAAGAAGACTTATAGGTAAGCGTCAAGGTAATCATATTAAGAAGATATATTTTAGAAGAATAGAATATCTTCTGGGTATGCAGCTAGATAGATTCATTGATTCAGTTGTTGTAGTTGGTACTAGAATTAATGTGAGAGCAAGGGAAGAGCGTAATGAAGAAATAGTTTACGCAATAGCACGAAGATTAAGTGTTAAGTATGGTTACGGTTATGCTATTAACTTTGAAAACAAGACTATTACAATAAATAAAGAAGTCAAG